CGCTTTACGATCCTGAGCTTCACCGCATCGTGCTGAACAATGGGCGAAACTCGGGCAAGTCGTATGAGGTGGCATCGCTTGCCGCTGTCTATCTTGCAAGATATCCGGAGCATGACATCATGTACTGCCGCGCCAACTCAAACAGCATCGGTGACAGTATTTTTAACGAGATCACCGAGAAGCTGGACATGCTCGGTATCTCCTACCGTTCCACCAAAAGTCCCTATCATATCGTGACCGCATACGGAAACGAGGTATGGTTCAAGGGTCTTGACGGCGATGCCAACCGCACGAAGGGCACCAAAACGCCGCGCCCCTTGTCCCTGATCATCATTGACGAATGCGAGGAGATCCGCCGTGAGATCAATCTCACAAACGCCGTTTCCTCCTTCGACAGACACATTGACGACACGATTGCGTGGAAGGTGCTTTACTGCGGCAACCCTGCCGAGGTGCGCTCGCACTGGTGGAACGTGTGGTGCGCGAAGCACAGGAACGCAAAAGGGTATGCGCACATCGATGCAACCTGGCGCGACGTGGCAAAGAAGCTCACGCGGGCGACCAAGGACGAGATCCTTCTCACCTATCGCATCAATCCGCAGCTGGCGCGCTTTCTCTATGACGGCGACATTACCGAGCTGATGGGTGGTGCTTATCCCACCTTCAAGCGAGAACGGCATGTGCTGACCCCGCAAGAGGCGAACACGATGTTCGGTGCGGAACGGATCTGCGGCGTGATCTTCGGCGGCGACGGAGCCATTATGAACGATGCGACAGCCCTCTCCCCCGTTGCCATTCTTACCTCGGGACGCGCGCTGGTGCTGGAGCGCTTTGTTGTGGATCCTACACGGCTCGGGTACGCCCCGGCACCCTCGCAGTATGCCGAATACGCGAGCAGGTATGTCGACTTTATGGAGCGCAAATACGGCTTTCGCTTCAACGGTGTCCCTGTGCTCTTTCTGATCGATTGTGCCGCAGCGGACTTTATTCGCCAGCTTCGGTACACCCTTACCGACGATTATGACGTGCAGTCCTTCACGCAAAAAAACGTCCTGCAAAACACGGCGACCGTTAACAACGTGTTTGCCTGCAATGCGGTTTACATCGTCGATTACGGCGGCTATTTTGACTTCACGCAATATGCGGCGGGGATGCGTGAGCCTCCCTTTATCAGAACAGAGACCGACCTCCTGGTCGAGCAGCTTGAGAGCGTGGTGTGGAAGAACAACAAGCTGGATCCCTCAGTGCCGAACGACGTCAGCGACTCGCTGGTCTATGGCCTTCACTATTACGCTAACCCCGAAAACCTTGATTTTACCGTACCCGAAAGGAGCAAGTATTATGACAGATGAAAAGCAGGCGCTGGAACGAAAGCCGGACCCCGAGGCATATGAGGCAGTGCAGAAGCAGGCAGAATCCATGACGGGCATCCCTGCCCCCACCTTTGAAAGTGAGGAGGAGCGAGAGAGGGTCATGCGTGAAAATTTTATGGTCGCCGTGTGCCGATTCATGAGAACGGCAAATTTCTACTTATCCGAGATCCACGGGCTGCTATCCTCTCTGGTTGAAAGAGGTGGGGAGCATGCAATCTAACTGTACTCCCTTTGCCATGACCTTTGCGGCGGCACAGATGCTCTCGCAAAGCTTTGCGGATTCCTCAGGTCTGCTCCCCCATCTCGCCCCCGAATACTACCGCGCCTTTTACGAGCGCGGCGTACGCCGCTGGCTTGCCTGGTATGACGGCTACGTGAGCGAGGTGCATGGCAGCGGTACTGCGGGGATCGTTTCGACGCAGATCGGACGCATTCTTGTCGACCGTGCCAACGATGCTGTCTTTGGCGGCGGTATTATGTTTCAAAACGAGAATGCACCCTGTCTTGTCGATGAGAAGGGCGTGAGCCGATCGCTCACCGCCATCTCCGACCGCTGGGCACCGCGCGCACGCTTCGCCGCGCACGTCAAGCAGGCTTGCAAATACGCGATGGCGGGGGGGACGGGCTTGCTCAAGCTGAACCGGGACACGAGGGGAGAGCTTTGGATCGACGCCTACCGTGCAGACCGCTTTTTTCCCGTTCTCGACATGGCAGGCAACGTAGAGGAGGTAAAGACCGTGCTGACCGTCTTTGGCGGCGAGCGCGACGCATCCTTCGCGCTTTGCGAGGAGCGCTATTACAAGGACACCGTGCTGACACGCAGGATCCCCGTCAGATGCTTTTCGGTCTACCGTCTTTCGCGAGGTGTGGGCAACGCCCTGTCGTCGCGCGTCGATTGGAAGGCGATTCCCCGCAATTTCAAGCAGTATCTCGCAAAAAACTATGGGCACATCCGCATCGACGAGGAGCAGGCGCTGCCCTTTGCTACGCTCGGCTGCTATGCCTTCCGATATACCGACGGCTGTGAGTGGTATGGTGATATCGGGCTTGGAGAGTCGATGCTCGCGCCTATCATGCAGTGTCTGCTCTCCTATGACTATTATTGGAGCGCCTTCAACACGGACATGTACCTCGGGAGAGGCAGAGTGATCCTGAAGAAGCAATTCAAGCCGAGAAATGACGCAGAGGGCGGCAACTACAATGCGGGTCTTGACTCCTTTGTCTACGAGCAGGTGCCATCCTATACGCCCGAGGAGCAAAAACCGGTGCCTATTCAGTTTGAGCTGCGCGCCGCCGACTGGCGGGAGATCCGCAACAACCTCATGGAAAGCATGGCATTCGCACTGGGGCTCAGCGTGGGCACGCTTGCCTCCTTCCTCAGCGATGCGAGCAACCGTACCGCCAGGGAGATCAGCGCGGAGGAAAGCGCCACTGCTCGCTTTGTGGAGGCAAGGCGAAAGCAATTTGAGGGACCCGCGAACGATTGTCTGCGCGATGTGTGTCTTTACTACGGCTTTACCGATCTCGTGACGGTCCGCTGGAGCCTTGCGGGGCAGACCAATATCGACGCGGTATCGACAAGAGTCATGCAGGAATACCGCGAGGGCATCAGATCACTCAAAAGCGCCGTTTGCGCGATCAATCCCGATCTCGACGAGCATCAGGTCTTAGAGGAGATCGAGAGGATCGAGAGGGATGGGCACAAGCGTGCGGCGTCCCTTTACGGTGATATCGGCGGCGCCTCTGAGGTGTTCTGATGAAATACCCACGTGCGGAGGAGGTCGGGCAGAGCTGGCAGGCGCTGGCGGTCGAGAGCGCCCAAACCGAGCTGAAGCTTTGTGCCAGAGACGCGGTGCTGACGGATCGACCGTTTAAGGATGTCAAAAAGAGCTTTGCCGACATCGTCGACACCCTCGTGGATGAGCTGGAAAGCGAGAATCTGAAGGAGAAATGCAAAAACACGCTTCCCCCTTACGCACTCAAGCTCTATGCCGCATTTTTGCGCATGTTCGGCATCGGCACCGAAAATAATCTGAGCTCGGCGATCCTTCTGACTGCCGACCGCGGAGAGCTGGGAGAAATGGCGGCAGCAGCCGTGCGGGATATGCCGCCACTGACTGCACGAGAATGGGCATATAACCGCGCCACTCCACTGACCACTCTGTACGGCAACGAGGTGATGAGGCGCATCAAAAAGCACCTTTCCGAGATCGTTGACATGGAGCCAAAGCCCGATTATGAGACCAACGTGAATCTGCGCAACGTGGCAGAGATGGAGGTGCGACACCTTCACCAGCAAAAGGAGCTCACGGCGCTCAGGGAAGGGGGCACCAGGCTTGTGTGGATCGAGCCGCATGCCAACTGCTCCAAGCGGTGCGAGAAGTACCAGGGGAAGCTGTATTCGCTTGATCATACCTACGGAGAGATCGAAGGGGAGCACTATGAGCCCTTAGAGAACGCGACCGACAATCCCGCCGATTTCCATACGACCAAGGCGGGGATCACCTATCACAACGGATGTATATCGGGGTTCAATTGCCGACACCGCCTCGTGCCCTATCAAAAGGGCAACAAGCCCGCCACCATCCCTGCGAATATCATCAGACGCCAACGCGCCATCGAGCAGGAGCAGCGAAAGTGTGAAAGAAGTATTCGCCGCGCACGAGAGGTCACCAAGCTTCTCGGCGGTCTTGGTGCGGGCAAGGCGTACAACATGGCGTTGGAAAAGCAAGTCAAGCTGCGAAAGGAATATGAAGCATTTTGCCGTGAAAACAAGGTGCCCTTTTACAGAGAGCGTCTGCGGATCCTTGAGGGAGAGCAGCTGCGCTCGACGGTCAAGATCCCAAAAAACATTCTATCGCTTGTGCCGGTCGGCAGGCTTGGAGAATTGGAGAGAAGAAAGACCGCACTCACACGATATTAACCCTGCCGAGCAGGGCGCTGATATCGCCCCAAAAACCCGCACCGAGGGCGTTAAACAACGGTGCAGCCGAGTGTCGGATCATACCGCCGAGGAGGCGCACGGCGCCAAAAAAAGGAGAAACGGAGCCGACACAGAGCGAGGGAAATCACCCCCATGGAGGAAAAAAAGATATGCTTTTCAGGAAGAAAGCAGAGGATGTGCTGAAGCTGATCAATGCGCTCTCCGAGGAGGAAAGAGCAACGGTCCTGGCACGCCTCGGTGGCGAAGCGGAGCCCGCCCCCGCATCGCCCGAAGCGGAGAACCGCGAGGAAGTGGCGGAACAGAACGACAACGAAGCCCCCGAGTCAACCGCCGAGAGCGAGGAGCCGAGGGAGGAGCGCGAAGCCGATGCGGCAGGAGAGGTGCCTTCCCCCGAAGGTGAGGCGGGGTCCGCCGAGCCGAATGCCGATGCACCCGAGCCGCCCGAGGAGGAAGATGCCGACCAAGGGCAGAGCGAAAGCGCAGGGCGAGGGGAAGATGCGATGCGATACGATGCGCTCACCGCCCGCATCGATGAGCTGACCAAATTGCTTGACACTCGCGTGAAGCCTCTTGAGGATTTCGTGGCTGCACTTCGCGAGGAGGATGGCAAGCAAAAGGCTGCGATCGGCTTCCCCATGATGGAGCGCGCACGGAGCGAGGCGCAGGAGAGCTATCACGATTTGCGCCGCCGTGTTGTCGGCAAGTAAAAAACAGAAAGGAAATCACAAACCATGAGTACCATTAACAGACAATCGGTCGACATTCTGACCCATAAGAAATTTCTTGAAACCTTCTTTTCGGGTCTTGTACATATGCCCGGCAAGGGTGTGAACGAATCGATCACTGAGGACACCAACGCGGCCTATGTGCGCGTGGTCCGTCAGAATCTTCCCGGCTTTGAGCCCCGCCGTCTCGGCTCAACGGTCAACGGCGGCAGCTTCAACAGCGACGATGCTGCAGAGCCCTCCTCGGTGGAGTACGAGCTGAGCCTGACCGACCTTTACGACGGAAATTTCGACATCGCGGAGGTCACCACCGACATGTTCTCGCTGCCCCTTGTGGAACGCACCATGGAGGACATGGCGGGCGAGGTCGATACGGCAGTCAACGCCGCCACCCTGGCGGAGCAGCTGCGCGCCTGGGCAAACAGTGCCGCAAAGAACGAGGGTGCACAGAAGATTACGCTTCCCGCAGAGATCGGAGATACCACCTATCGCGAGGCGGTCTTCAAGGCAGGCGCGATCCTGGATGACGGCGACATCGACAACGGTGTGCAGTTCTATCCCGCCGATCAGCGCGAGATCATTGCCCGTCCGATGTTCTGCGCCGAGCTTTTTTCGAAGTGGAACCTCGGCGCCGGTGACATTACCCGAGCCCTGCTTGAGCGCGGTGTGATCTCCGAGGGAACCTATAAGAGCAACGGGGAGATGTTTGTCGGAGAGATCGACAACACCCCGGTCTATAAGGCCCCCTCCGTGATCTGGAAGAGGGCGGCGAAGGAGCTTTGCTTCTCGGTCAACGGTGTGCCCTCCTATGCAAGAAGCAACAGCGTTCACGAGAACGTCGCCGCAAGATCGGAGATGGATAAGATCGAGGCAATCGTTGTCAGCGCGGTGGGCACCGTTCGCGGTCTTGCGCTCGGCAATCACATCAAGTCGATCGATTCGCCGCGCGGCGCGGGCATCAGACTTCAGCCTAAATTCCGCTACGGTGTCGAAACCCTTTACGGCACGTCTGTTGTTCCGATCGTTAAGAACGGTTTTGACCTCACCAAGCTTACCGCCTACACGTCGGAATCCGATAACAGGCTGCTTGTGAGAATGCCCGTGAAGTCCCAGACGGCATGATAAAAAAACGGCGGGCGGAGTTTTTCTCCTCCCGCCTTACATCGAGAAAGCAGAATCACGCGGGTGCAGCCCCCGCGTTCTCGATCAAGGAGGCTTTTATGTATAACGACGATATGATGATCTTTGACCAAACTCAAAACCGCTACATCCTGACAGAGGCGTGTGCATTGTCCCTCGGCATCGACCTCTCCCGCGAGCTTTGCGGGATGAGCGCGACGCACAAAAGCAATCTGCCGTCTCTGATGCTCGACCGTGTGAGCCGCACGGTGTATGGCTACGTATACGCTCATGGCAACCGCACAGTAAAGGAGGAACGGATGGCACGGGATGATGAGCTGCGGCCGATCATCTTCGATGCCCTTTGCGAGCAGTTGATCTATCAGATGGGCAACGGTGATCTGAATGCTGTGGCAAGGGTCGACACGGCAACGGGCGCTGTGATATCGCGTGAGGCAATGCGCGACGCGGCTTATGCCCCGATGCTTGAGACCATTCTCGGCGATTCGGGGCTTCTTTATTGCGGCTATGTGCCGAGAGGGAGGGGACATACGTGTATTACGCATTGAAAAAAGACCCGAAGGAAACGTGCGGCGGAAGCTGGTACCACAGCTACCCCACACTCGAAAAACGCGCCGTGGGGCTCTTTTTCCACTTTGAGCTGTTGCCCGATGATACCCATGACCGCACAATGCTGGTCGACAATCTGTCAGGGGAGGACGAGCGCATCCGGATCCGCACAACGGCACGCTATTCCTTTAAGCCCGACACCTACGTGACGGCATTCGGCAAGCTTTACAGGATCACGGGTATGACGAGCACGCGCGGCTTTGCGCGCGGCATATCGGTGCCGACGGTCAAAACCACGCTCTCACTGACCGGGTGCGCGTCAAATCCCCTTTCGTTATGATACAGGCGCAGATCAAAGGGGCGGTCGATCGCTTTGTACAGGTACTGCGCGAGCTGGCGCCGAAGGATACGGGCAACCTTGCCTACAACGCCATTCGCGTCGAGAGTGTGGGCGTCGGAAGATGGCGGATCTACGTCAATATGACGGGAGAGCACCGAAGTCGCGCGCTTGACGGTATTGCCCCCTATCAGAAATATGTCAACGATTCGCCCACGCTCTCAAACGGGCAAAGTAACAAAAACTATCACTGGTGGGAGAAAGCCGTCGAGCTTGCCGCGGAGGAGCTTGCCAAGGCGTTGAAAGGAAGCATAGACCATGATTGAAAACAGTAAATTTTGCAATTACGTCGCCCGAAGGCTTGATGCGGTGCTTTATGAGGATCGCGGCGAATTCGTGGCAGCATACCGAGAGCACAATACCGTCCACATGCCGCTTTGCGGCGTGTTTCGCATGGCACCCATGACGATCACGCCTCTTTACGGGCTTTTTTTGGCATCTGCCACTGCCACTGTCGAGCTTGCCGCGGAGGCGTACAATGTGAACACCGTTCGCCGCACGATCGACGAGCTGGCAGCAGGAGGCACGGGCGAGACCGCGGCGTTTGTGGGGGATGGCGGTGAGATCTACACCGTGACATTCACCTATTCCACGGCATTTGTCGGCAGTGAGCAGCCGTCGCCGAGCAACACGGGAAAGATCATCCCCGTGTCGATGACGGTCTATTTGTCGATCATCCAAAACGGTGTGTCCTCCAATGACGTGCACGTTACGCTGGATGGCCATCCCGTATTTACCACCGAGTTTTCGGTGAGCAACGTGAGAGTGAGCGATGCCTATGCTACCGATGAGTCACAGGCAAGGAGCGCCGTCACGCAGGCGGTGCGCTCCTTTGATTTTGTGACGCCCCTGCTAAAAAATGAGCTCGGTGCCATCATCAAGCAAAGTGTGTTCGGGAAAGAGAGCGCGCGAGCGCACGCACTGACCGTGTCGGACGGTGAGGAGATCTATTGTTATATCGTACAATTCGGCAATGAGGTCGCCACTGTGAAGGCGCCCCAGAATGTGGGCGTCAACGTCTCACTGATCGAGGCGATCCCCGAGATCGTAACCTTCGGCGAGGGATGGATCGCCACCGAAGCCGATGGCAGCACCTATACTGTCACGGCACCCGAGGTCCCCTCCCGTATGCTGATCTTTTGGGGGGACGGGGAAAGCGACGTGCTTGACACGATCAAGGATCCATCGGTTGTCGAGGTCGTGCACACCTTTAAAAAAGAGGATCTTTACACCGTTCGTATCTTTACGGAGCAAACGGTGTCAAGAAGAAGCGCATCCGTGCCCTGCGAGATCCTTGAGGTGCTGGCAGAGAGCGATCGCACCGTGATCGTGCTGGGGCAAAAAGACAAAGACGGCTTTTGGAGATACGACTGTGTGATCGAGTGGGGGGACGGTGATGCGACACATTTTGACACCATGACTGCAAACGCGGAGACGGCGTGCGAGGGTGCTTCGCACGTTTATGAGAGAGAGGGACGCTATACCGTACGGATATGCTACCGCGACAGGCTGTGGATCGCCAAGGAGGTCACCGATGGCGAGTGAATTCGTTATTCGAATCGAGGATGGTACAGGAATGTCAAGCGCCGCCCCCGTCGCCTCAGATACGCCCAGTTCTCCTGTTTCGGAGCAACCGCGCAACAAGGTCCCCCCCTCCGCATCCTCCTATGTCGCCAGCAAAATGCTGCAGCCTGCGGCGCGCAGCATCGCCTCTCATATCACAGCAAGCGTCGCGATCGAAACGGGCTCGCAGGAGCTTCAGCAGAAGACAGACCTTGCCATGATGGGCGTTTCGACCGTCATGAGTGGGTGGAGCAATATTTCGGGCGCCATGGCGCTGTTCGGCGGGCCTGCAGGCGCCATTGCGGGAATTGCCGTGACCGCTATGGGCGTCGCCGTGCAGTACGGTATCAAGCAAGCCCAGGTGAAGCAGCAGCAACGCGTTGAAAATGAGCAACTGGAGCTGTACCGTTCCCGCTTCGGGCTTGGGTTTGACAATTCAAGACAAGGAGGCACGTCATGAGGATCACGATTGACGGCAAGGCATACCGTCCATCTCTGCCGATCGGCGTGACCTACACGCACGAGGGCGGTCTTGACCAGGCATGCCTGAAGCTGAGGCACACCGACAGGCAAGAAGCGTTCTCCCCGTTTACCCACGTCAAGCTGCTTGACAGGTGGTGGGTGATCGCGCGCGACGACGTCGTGAGAGAGCGCTATACGGGCAAGGCAACACACAATCTGATGTT